AAGAGGCATTGGATTTTAACACGGTTGTTGCTGAAATGGAATATTGCTTTTCAAAGAAAAAGAGTGAGCTGTATGCGGCTATTCAATATAGGGCGGAGTGATGTAAGTGAAGGAAAGAGGTAAGTATATCTTTGAGAGATCTTATCCATATATATTTTCTTTTATAGTGTGTGTTTTTTCATACCGGCGGGAATTTATAGATAAGGATCAAGCAGGTCTACAAGAAATATTGAGTTCAGCACTTACGGTAGCATCACTAATTATTGGATTTATAGGCGCAGTTTTACCAATAATTATAGCAATGAAAAGTGAATCAAAGTATGTAAGAGAGGTATTTCTAAAAGATAAAAGTCATTTATTTACTAAATATGTTCGTGCCACAGTAATATTAGGATTTACACTGATTAGCACAACATTTATTTTATACTTTGATAGTCGTTTGGGTGATTTAAAGATATATGTAATGTATACATGGCTGTATTCTTTGATCACGTTTTTATTGAGTACATATCGCTGCATTTCGATTATTTTGAAGTTGATGTTTTCAGATACAGGAGAGGAACGAGAAAACTTTTACAAACAGAATGCGACTAAGAGTTTGCAAGAACAGAAGTTAGAGAATGAAAACAGAATGGAAGAATAAGGAATGCTGTCATAATTCGGGCATTCTAGAAGAGTTTTTGAGTAAATTAGAAATTTGCTTGATATTTTTTATGATGAACTAAGAAATTAGGAGGGGAGGATATAGATATTAATTGAGGTTGTAATCTCCATATTTTCTCAAAGCTATATGAGTAGCGGAGAGGACCAAGAGTTCCTTTCTTATGGTATAGGTTAGCAGCTCCATTTACTTGCCAGAGAAATAAGAGGCGAAAGCCGGAAAAAGAAAAAGTCCAATAGCAAAATCAAAGCTTGGCTGGCTGAATTGCTAAAGGACTTGATCGTAGCGGTAACCGCTGCGATAGTTGCAAAGCTACTTGAGTAGCGGAGAGGGGCGAAAGCCCTTCTCTTAACTATAGTATAACATACTCATCTGTAAAAAACAATATGAAGGATCTGATAAGACTTGCACTGATTTTTCTTGCCGCGATTTATCTTGGAAAAGCGGTATACTGTTCATTACGGCTTCTCGGGGAAGTCTGGAAGGAGCGTAGATCATGCCAGTAGGAAATCCAAAACCACAGACAATAGCGTCTGAAAGGTACCAGAAAAAAGCGGGGTACATTTCAAAGGCCTTTAAACTCAAACGCGAGGTGGCAGAATCCTTTGCTGAGGCCTGTGAGAAGGCCGGAGTAAGCCAGGCCGGACAGATTACAAAGATGATGAAAGAATTTGTTGAGGAAGTAAACCAGAATTAATAAGGCTCTTTGGGCACCTGTCACAGCGGACAGGTGCTTTTTATATGGCTGCTGACAGAAAAACAGGCAGAAAAAGGGAATTTATCGGCTTCGGGAAGGCGTAAGGTACTACCAGACCCCCGGCCCCCGTGCGGGGCGTGGAAGGCCCGGCATTTTTGGCTTTCCGGAACATTTTTTCAGGGCACTTCCTTCCTCTTTCTGGGGGCCGGACAGGAGGCGTAGAAAGATGATTGTTAATCAGAAGCAGCTGGCGGAATGCCTGGGCATCAGCTCCAGGAGAGTGCGCCAGTTAAGGGAAGAAGGGCTGTTTAAGCTGACCCAGGAAGGGAAAGGATACAACCTGGAAAAAAGCATCCAGGAATACATTGAGTACAAAGTAAATGCGGAAACGGGACGCCGGGCATCTATATCGAAAGAGGAGGTGCAGGCAGAGCATGAGGAAGTCAAGAAGCAGATCTCTCTTCTGAAGCTCCGACGGCTTCGACGGGAACTTCATGAGGCGTCCGATGTGGAAGCGTTTTTGACAGATATGCTGCTCCGGTTTAAGAACCGGCTTTTGTCGGTGCCTTCCAGGCTGGCCATGCAGATTGCCGGGGAATCTGATATCAACGAAATCATACAGATCATTAAAAAGGAACTGGGAGCGGTGCTGGAAGAACTTTCAGAGTATGATCCGGATGAAATTGACGGCGGCTCGGCCGGAGAGGACTATGATCCGGAGGAGGATGATCTGGAAGGGGAGGAGGGAGAGGACAGCGAATAAAGGAGGGGTGCCAGGGTGACGCAGAGAAGCAGGAACAGAAAGAAAACGGGACAGCTTTTCCGCCGGACCATAAAGAAGGCCCTGGCTATCCAGGATGAGATCACAGTTAGCCAGTGGGCGGAACGTTACCGGGTATTGGATGAGAGCAGCAATCTGTCCGGAAAATGGTCCAATGCGGTTACACCGTATCTGGTGGGGATCATGGATGCATTCAATGATCCCAGGATCCGGGAAATTTATCTGTGCAAAGGTTCCCAGCTGGGAGGAACAGAGGCTCTTATCAATATGCTGGGGTATATTATCTGTGAGGAGCCGGGACCGGCACTGATCGTATATCCGTCCGATGACCTGGCAAAGGCTGTTTCCAATGATAGGCTGAAACCGGCGTTCCGCCTGGTTCCGGAGATCCGGAAACAGTTCAGCGAAACAAGATCGAAAGAGCTGCAGCTTAAATTTAAGTCCATGAACATTAATATTACCGGAGCCGGGTCGCCTTCAAAACTGGCATCCAGGGCAATCCGGTATCTTTTTTTTGATGAGATCGACAAAATGGGCGGGGCCAGCAAAAAGGAGGCATCCCCTTACAGCCTGGCCATGGAACGAATCAAAACGTTTAAGACCCAGAGTAAGGTGTATGCCTGTTCAACACCCACCTTAAAGACCAATTATATCTGGCAGCTTCATGACAGCGCTGATGAGGTTCGGGAGTATTTTGTTCCATGTCCGCACTGTGAGGCCATGATCCGGCTGGAGTTTAAACATATTCTTTACGACAAGGATCCGGAAAAGGACATGTCTCCTTATGAACGGGCACAGACATCCTCCTATGTGTGTCCGGAATGCGGCTGCGAGATCCTGGACAGGGATAAGCCACGGATGCTGCGGAAGGGGGAATGGCAGGCTGTCAAAAAACGGGGAGTCGGGAACCCGAAAACCGTGGGATTTCGGATCAGCTCTCTGTACAGTGTATTTGTAACATGGGCGGATGTAGCGGAAGAGTTTCTGAAATCGAAGGATGATCCGGAAATGCTCCAGAACTTTGCCAACAGCTGGCTGGCCGAACCCTGGGAAGATACGAAACTGAAGACAACCGAAGATCTTGTGAAAGAACGGCAGACGGAGTACGAGGAATCCGAGGTGCCGGACTGGGCTGTGGAACTGACCGGCGGCATCGACGTCCAGGAAACCAGTGTATACTGGGTGATCCGGGCCTGGGGCGAACACTGGACCAGCCAGCTGGTTGCCAGAGGACAGGCCGTGAACCTGTGGGAGGTGGACGGGATCATGAATCTGAATTATCAGAAACGGGATGGGACGCAGATGGCTCCCAGCCTGGTCCTGGTAGACTCCGGAGACCAGACGGATATGGTGTATGACTTCTGTGTGGATACTGCCGAGTATACGCTGCCCAGTAAGGGCGCGAGCAAAAAGCTGGAGACTGATTATAAGATCAGCACCATCAATAAGGCCGGTTCCAGGGCTACGGGGCATCCGCTTGTCATGGTGGATACTTCCAAATATAAGGACCGTATCGCGGCCCGTATGGCCAGGAAAAACGGAAATGGTGCCTGGATGGTATTCCGGGGAATTGACGATGAGTATGCTGCCCAGGTCACTGCAGAACACAAGATCAATGAACGTCAGGCAAATGGAAAGATTGTCCAGAAGTGGGTTCCCAAAGGCAGCCATAAGGATAACCATTACCTGGACGCGGAGGTATATGCTATGGCGGCTGCGGATATCCGCGGGGCGAGGACCTGGCATCTGGACAAATATGAGCCGTCGGAGGCTCCTAAAAAATCCCGGTCTGGCTCTGAGGCGAAGGAAGAGCAGTGGATCCGGGAAAATGAACTGGAGGGATGGATATAAGATGGAAGAACAGAATGGTACAGCAAGAGAGCAGTTAGAAAATATCAATGAGGCAATTTACAACATCCTGGCGGGTGGTCAGAGCTATAAGATCGGATCCAGGTCTCTGACCAGGGCAGATCTGGCCACGCTGATCGCAGAGAGGAACCGGCTGGAGTCCCAGCTGGATGGCGGCGGCTCTTTACTTGCGGGAGCATATGCCGCAGATTTCGGTCCGGATAACAGGAGGTAGCCATGAATATCATTGACAGTATTGCCGGATACATAAGTCCACGGTGGGGTGCTCTGCGTGCTGAATGGCGGAATACGCTGGAGGCATACAGAGGAAATTATGACGCCGGGGCGGATGGAAGGCTCCAGAGCCAGTGGAATATCCAGAACCTGTCTGGGGAAATGACGGACCGGTATGACCGGGACCGGGTCCGGGCCAGGGCGCGGGACCTGGAAAGAAATTCAGATACCATGAATTCGGTCGTCCGGGCATTCCGCCGCAATGTGATTGGGAGCGGCATCCACATACGGGTGACAACCGGGGATGCGGATATCAACGAAACACTGGAGAAAATGTGGAAAAAGTGGTGCAAACGGTTTAACTGTGATGTGACTGGCCAGCAGTCCTTCACCCAAATCGTCCGGATGTGTATCCAGAGAAAGATCGTGGATGGCGGGATCCTGGTCGTGAAGCGGTATACGAACCAGGGAATCCTTCCTCTTCAGCTCCAGATTTTAGAGGTGGATGAGCTGGATATTTCCCAGCTTGCGCCAAAGAGGAAAGGGAACCGGGTTGTAGGCGGAATTGAATATAACCGGTGGAACCGGCCGGAGGGGTACTGGATCCGGCAGTATTCCATTGACGGATACACCCAGACAGAGCCGGTTTACATCGAGGCTAAGGATGTGGTTTTTTATTTTTCCAAGAAGCGGCCATCCCAGATCCGGGAGATTTCGGATCTCAGCCCGTCCCTTACCAGGATCAAGGATATGAACGAGTTCATGCATGCGGTGACACTGAAGGAAAAGATCGCAGCCTGTCTGGCAGTCTTTATCAAACGGATTGCTTCGATTGGAGGGCCAGGTCGCGGGTCACATAAGGCGGGGCCGGATGCGACGTATGCGGGAAAACGGGTGGTCCCAGGAATGATCATGGAGCTGAATGCCGGAGACGAGGCGCAGATGCTGAACCCGGCCGGGCAGGGGACAGACGCCACATCATTTATAAAGACATTGCAGCGGATGGTATCATCCTCCAATGGCCTGTCTTATGAATCCACATCCCGGGATATGTCTGAAACAAATTATGCGTCAGCAAGGCAGTCTATGATTGAAGATGATCTGACGTATGGAGAGGAAAGAGAGATTTTGGTTGAAAATTTTCTGGATGAGATCTATGAGTCGTTTGTGATCTCCTGCTGGCTGAAGGGTGTGATTCAGGCGGCAGATTTCTGGGAAAACCTGGAACGGTATCTGTCCCATGAATGGGTGGTGATCCCCAGACGATGGATCGACCCATATAAGGAGGCCAGCGCCAACAGCGTGGCATTAAAGACTGGGCAGAAAACATTCCAGCAGTCCTGTACGGAGAATGGCCGGGACTGGAAACAGGTAATTGATGAAATGGCAGACGCCAGGGATTACGCCAATGACCGGGGAATCGACCTTATGGCCATGATCTCCGGCCGGGATCCCGGCAGCAGTGAAATGGAGGAGAGTTATGGGCAGAGTGCAGATCAGGGAAAGGCCTATGCGGAAGAATCCGAAGGGAGAGAATGATTTTTTTCCGGTCCGGTTTATGGATGCGGGAATCCGTTCCATGGAGGGCGAGGGAAATAAAAGAAGGTTTGAATTGTCCTTTTCTTCTGAGGAACCGTATGGCCGGTGGTTCGGGTCCGAGATCCTGGACCATACGGAGGGGTGCATGGATCTGGAACGGTTAAACTCCATCGGAGTCCTTTTATTTAACCATGACACAGACCGGGTACTGGGAAAGGTGGAAAAGGCCTGGAATCAGGAGAACCGGGGAATGGCCGTGGTGGAGTTTGACGATGATGAAGCTGCGGAAACG